TGCGCCACTGGCACTGACCGGGAACGGTCAGGAAGTCCAGCCAATAGATCTCATCCGCGTCCATATCCTCCAGGCAGCATCCGTCGCCGCAGCTACGGAACCTAACGCCTAGGTAAATGGTGGATGACACTAGAAACGTTCCCGGGCATTCAGCAGAAAACACGGTCGCGCCCATCGTGATCGCCGCGACCATATCCCAGGTCTGGGTCGTGATCGGGTCGCAGGGGTCAAATATGTCAGCCAGGACTAGGTTGCATCCGACCTTGATGGCTGCAACGTCTGGCGGAAGAAACGTGCTGGCCCCTGCGTTAACGGGGCAGCATCCACCACCGATCCCGGTTACTTCCGTCAGACTCCAACTGCCGCCAGGCAGGTTGGGATCGGACAGCGGGAAATGACTTCCACCGTTCAGCCTGGGGATCGGCGCGACCGGATCACACGTGGGTGGCAGCCAGTCCGTCCTGAACGTGGCTTCGCAATTGATGGTCTGTTCACCGCAGGGCAGTTTGAGCTGCAGATCGAATTCGCAGATCAGATCCTTACAGCACGTCGGGTCTTCCGGCCAACTGTGGTTGCATCGGCACTCGGGCGCGCAGCGCCCGTTTTCCTTGCACCAGTCGATGCATTCAAACGTCCCCACGTCGGCGTTGCTGCATTCAACGATGTCCTGAATGTGAAACGGTTTCTGGTATGCAGGTCCATACCCAGTTCCGCGGGACTTCCATCGACCCATATCCGCGAAATAGCGCAGCGTCCCGGCACCAGTCAGGTACCAGTGCTGCCCGGTCCCGTCGGCGCATCCGGTCAGATTGTTCGGGCTGGTTCCCCACTTCGCCAGCAGTTTCTGGATCAGGGTCGCGCCGCGCACCTCGAAACCCAGCACCGCAGCCCAGCACAGCGCTAGATCCTTATTGAAAATGGGGTAGACCAGTTCGCAGTACCCGTTCGTGGGATCGTTGACCGCGAAAATGGGAACGCTGTAGTTATTCGGGAAAACAGGGGTCGGGGGCAGCCCAGGCGCTGGGGCTGGGTACGGGTACTGTTGTGGATCGGGGAACCCACAGAACGCGTCATTCGTCGCCGGGTCGATCGCCTGCGTGCTGCCAACGTAGGACAGCGTCAGACCTGTCACGCCGTTGGTCCACTCGATCTGGCTATTAACGAATACGCCAGTTCGGTACTGCGCGTACCAGCAGCCACCTTCGCAGGTATCGCCATCAAAGCAGTAGACGGGGTAGTCAGCGCAGCACTGCGCTGGTTCTACCCCGTCACAGCAACAAACCCGCTGGTTATGCATCAGAATTTCTTCGACTTCGCAACGTAATACCCCGCGATGACACCAGCCAGTCCCAGCATCAGACCGAACCAAATTCCGCCTACGAAACTTGCCATATCACGTTCCTTTCTTAGTCCGGCTCGGGGTGCGAATTGGCGCTGCGCGCCGGAACGCAGCATCAAACGTCGGGTCGGCCCGGCGCAGCTCGGCCACCGCCGCTACTGCCTGCTCGGGCGTCAAGTCGATCAGGCTGGCCGTCAGTTCAGCCGCTCGGCGCTCGGTGGGCGTCACGATGCCCAGAACGCCCTTGATGAACTTTCCCAGCCCCGTATGCCAGATGAGGAAACCCACGCCCAGAATCGCCAGGGCGATGCAGATCCAGACCAGCGGCGCTACCCACCAGGGGACCTCATCCTCGACTCCGGTGAGCGCTAGGTAGATGGTGTCCACAGCCGACAGGATACGGTCCTGCTCGATCCTGCCCTCTACCGCTTCGCCCTTAATCGCCGGGAGACTGGGGGTGGGCGCATCAGCCTCAGTAGCGATGCGATCGAATCGCTGGCCGCTCGAATGCGCCAGCCTGCGTACCTGGTTGCTGCTGCTGGCGATCTGGCTGCTCGGGCCTTTGCAACCGAACCAGACGCTAGCCACGACGGCCAGACACATCAGGTTTCTTGCCACTGCACTTCCTCCATCGCATCGCACCGCTCAGACACGGTGCCGGGTCCATTGAATGCGGCAAACAATTCGCTAGCCAGGCTATGGAATCGATCCCGCCGCACCGTGATGTCAGCCACGACGGGCGCACTCGGCACAATTCCTAGCGCTGCGTTTCGCTGCGTGTGTTCGGGTGCCACCGACAGGATCGACTCCGTGCAGGCCGTGCGCAGCCGTTCCAGCTGCTGCGCGTAGACCAGGTCGACAGTTCTAGTGTCTTCAACCGTCACGCTGCCGTCTGGATGATGTAGGTACGTTTTTGGCATGTCAGTACGCAGAGATGAGTGCAACGAACTGGAGCGCCGTTCCTTCGTTGTATCGGAATGTCGTTGGGGCAGGATTGGCGAGATCGTGGGAGCCGATGTCCGCGTAGAGCCCGGTTACGCAGTCGTTGGCCGCGGTGTCGAACACGCCTAGCGGACTAGACGCCCGCGCACTAATCCGGCCAAACGATCCTGTCGCCGTCGAATAGATAACGGCCACCCAATACAGACCGGGCGCAAGCGTCACCAGCGGCGTTCCCGTGGCCGCGTTGTAACCGTAGCCGCCGCCAGTAGCGATCGCCGCGCTGGCGTACAGACGGGTACTAGGTCTTCCGTCGGTTCCGTCGGGCTTGTAAATGGCAAACTTGACATTGCCGCCAGTAGTCCCGTACGTCTGGCTGGCAACGGTCTTGATATCGACCTTATGCGGTATGTAGTAAAGGCTGTAATAGGCTCGATTAGCCGTCGGAGTCCCTCCGCCAGCGCATGATTGAGCATTCAACGGCATCGAATAGATGCGTGCGGTCGATCCCGTCGATGCATCGATGCCGTCCGCCGGAAGCCGGGGGCAATGGAAAGACTTGTCTACCCAGACGTTTCCGATGGTGTCGCCATATTGCAGGACTAGCCCAGCAGTTCCGCCATCCGGTACGCGCGACCAGCGGAACACGACGCTGCCCGCGGAATCCTCAGCGTAGATATTGCCGTCCTCAGTATTGATAGCCAGTTCACCCGCTGAAAGTTCCCCCGTTGACGGGGCAACCCCTGAGACGTCTGACCGCTTGTGTCGGATGATGTCAGCCATTAGGACCCCCCATATACGCCACCATCAATGGTCTGCACGAATGACCCGCCAGTAGGGCATTCCCCGTCCCAGGGGTTAGATCGGCTGAAAACCAGAACCTGACCCCCAGTGCTGTGTCTCATGTAGAACGTGATGACCAGCGTGCCAGTCGGTATCGGGAGCATGCTGAATCCCAGCCCATTCGCACGGGTCGCATTGATGCCGCCAGCCGTTGACGCAGTGTTCTCGAATTCCGCCAGGTTGTATGCCGTTTCCGCATTGAATGTGCTGCCCGTCGGGGAGGTCGCCCCGGCCAACTGATCCTGCGGCAGGACGGACTGAACCGTATACACCCACCGATTCGATGCCCCGCCGATAAGGCTGCTCGATGTCACCTTCGTCAGCAGTCCGGTCAGGCGCGAATCATCCTGCCCGTTCACCAATTCGTTCAACCGCACCGAATTGGCGTAGACGAATCGCCCAGCCTCCACCATCCGGTTCAGGCTGGTGGAGTCGATGCCGTTGAAACCGTATAGGAAGGGTTCGGAGAACATTACCAGTTTGGCTTAGGGGTAATGAACAGGGCTTCGATGCCAGGGGGCAGCACGTTCATCGTGCCATCGAATGCGACTTTCCCAACGTACGGCTGCCGCCAGATCACCTTCGATGTACCGCGCTGCGCGATCGGGGTAGATGGCGATGCACCGACGTTGAATGCCGTATCTAGCTGCGGTTCGCCAGTCTGAAACCTGATCATCACCTGTTCCAGGTGGTACCAGGGGTCATAGATGAACGTATGCACAAACGCCGATACCTGCTCAGTGATCTGACGCTGCTCGGCAGCGGCGAACAGGAACCTCCCAGCATCACCGACCTCCAGCCAGTCGCCATCATTCCGCTTCCCGACGTTCCCGATGAACTGACTCATCGGCAGGCCAGCGGTGTATCCGATGTCATCAGCCGGACGATGGACGGGGAATTCCACGGTGTAGATCGTCTGGGGAATATTCAGCGTAAACGGGTTGCCACTTATGTTGTAGATGGTGCCAGTGATGAATGGCGTCGTGTTCCAGGGGTCAACGTCACCGAACGTCGGGAAGGCGGTTGGCGACATCCACGCCTGCACGGACCGCAGGCGGGTCTGCTGGGTGATTTTCGTGCCGCGGTACGCCTGCCCAGCGATCAGTGGTGCCTTGCTGGTCTGCCTGACGATGTAGGTATTAGCCCTGTCGGCGTGCGGGGTAACCGTCAGATCGGAAACGATGAACTGCGCCTTCAGGGCGTCACTAGACCCCGCCGCGATGCGTTCCCCGACCTTTTCGATTTTGTTCCAGGGCGTGGTAGTGGCAGAACGCACCGACAGGTAGACGTTCCAACTGCTCTCGGTGGTGCCGTTGTAGGCTGAATCGTCGTTATAAACGAAAAACGTCCGGGTGAACGTGCTGGTGTCCATTTCTCGCGACACGACTAGTGACTGATCCTTACCCTGCTCGATCACTTGCCAGGCCATTACGGGTTCCTCGATTTCTGCTCGATGCTCTTCAGGACCATCAGCATCTGCTGGTTCAATTGATACAGCTGATCGGTCTGCCCCGTGCCCAGCGCCAGTGCCGTATCGAATTCCAGCCGGGCCAGTTTCGCCTGATCCTCGTCTGAGTAGATGCCCTGCCCGATGTCTTGAAACGCCACGTCGAATGCGTTCCCGATGATGGCTGGCGTCTGCTTAATCAGTTCCCAGATGCTGCCGAACGCCTTTTCGGCGTCTCCCGTGGGCTGCGCCTGCAGCCCCTTCGCGATGTCCACTTCAGTTTTCCGCTGCTCGGAACGTGCCAGGAATTCATCGAGCCCCAGCGCGGTCATCTGCTGCCCGACATCCATCCGCCTGCCGATGTCATAGGCCTTCGAACCCTGCAGTGCCTGGCTAAACGGCATCATCAGATCCTTAGCCATTTCCCGGGCCTCAGACCGGGCTTCCACGATGGATGTCAGCATGCCGATGGCTGGGAGCGCCATCGCTGAAGTCATCAGGCCGCGGATGGTGCCAAACTGAGCAGCCATCGTGTTCAGGCTGCGATTTACCTGCCCACGGACAGAACCCAGACCGCTGGGATCCGCTTCTACACCGACGCGCACAATTGCTGTTTTAGCCATTGATTACCTTATGCAGCTCAGTTTCCCAGTCGCCGGGCTTCACTGTCCAGGGCGCGATTTTCCCGGGGTCGCCCTTGACCATCGATAGGACCAGAATGGTCAGCAGCCGCTCGATGCGTTCGGCTGATGACCAGACCAGGGGTTTCGCATCACCCCCTGGATGATGGCAGCCCCCAGGTGCATGTCGATCATGCTGGGGGTGACTGGCTGCCCGTCCAGGCGCGCACAATGGCGCAGGATCCAGTCCTGCTTTTGGTATTCGCTCAATGCGTCCAGTTCGCGGTATTCCGCGACCGTGATCGACCGAACTTCCACCAGCAGTGGATATTCCTCGATCCCTTCAGTGAGTTTGCGCCAGATCATGACGTCGGCCTGGTCACGGTGATGGTGCTGGTGTACTGCCAGGTCACTTCAGCCACCATAATGGCGTCGTTTTCCCAGGACGGGTTGAACCCAGTAATTACTGCCGTTCCTGAGTAGACCAATCCGGTCGCTGGACTAGTTATGACGATCGCGATGGTAGATCCGCTCGGGCTTGCCTCGCTGAACTGCTGGGCGAGTGTCAGACCAGTCGATTGAGACGAAAAAATGGTCGCGTTGCCCGTAATCGTCGGACGCCCAGCGATCGCCGTAGTAACCAGCGAATTCAGCTGGGTGCTGTCCAGTGCATTTTTTGCTGATGTAATTCGACAGGACTGCGTAAGAACTGGGTTTCCCCCGAACGTCATTGATGTCCCGCTGCTGATTACTGCTGCCATATCATCCTCCTGTAGCCCAGACGGTGTAACCCTGCTGAATGGCTCGGGGTCCGTCATCATCCCCCGAACCATCCTCGATGCGTTCTACGTCCTCATTCGTCAAGTAGCCGCATTTCACGCTGGTGCCGCTTGACGTGTATGCAGTGTTAGTGTCCAGCGCTGCGCGCACGGCATCGGCCACGCTGCGTGCGCTGCTCATTGTGTCAGCGATGGTGGTGACCGTGATGGCAAACGAATGCAGGTCTTCCGAACCAGAAAACGATCGGACTGGTTCCCGCGAATCGACGCTGTAAACCAGCGCTGGCAGGGTGGTCCCCTCCCGTCGCCATTCGGGGCTAATTCGGTTCCCGACAGCAGCCACCTGGGCGTCCAGACGTGCAAATAGCGCCTGCTCGATGGTCATCCCTTTACCCGGATCCCTTTCTTCCGGCATTCGATAGCGAACGTTTCTTCGATGGCGTCAGCGAATTCGCTTTCGAAACGCGATCGAGGGAACTTAGCAGCCATTTTCTCCTGCGTCTTCCAGTACAGCTTGTTTAGCGGTCCCGCCAGCCTGGCGCGGTACGCACGGTTGACCTTGACGCCCGTGGTGGCGACGATCAGACCAGCGCGCACGTCGGCGCTGTGGATGATGGCTCGGGCGATGTCCTTACGGACCTTGTTTGTGGGCCGCTTCGGGCGCTCAGCCAGCCACAACTGCTTATACAGCGCTGCCGCTGGTTTCATCACCTTGCGTCCTAGCCGCTTCGCCAGGTTCCTGCCGACGTTCAGGGGCAGGTGCCGCAGGACATAGTCCATACGCCTGACCTGCTCGATGAATCGCGGGTCTGAATCGGCGTTCGCCAGCAGTCCGAATTCGGTAGCCACGGCCATCTTGCCGACCTGCCGATCGAAGTAGGCAGCCAGGTTTCGCTGGTGTACGGGGTTCATTCGATGATTTCCCGCGCTTCAATGTTTAGCTCGATCCGCCGCAGGCCGACATCGTTGACTCCCATCACCTCCAGCACTCGATCCGACTTCCCCGTTTCCTGCAGCAGCAGTCTGGACTTCGTGGTCACCGAATCCAGCCAGGGCAGGGCGATCCGGTAGGTAATTTCGCCACGGGCGACGTCAACGGTTTCGAGCTGTGAGGGGTCGGCAGCCTCGATATGGCCCAGCACGGTCGCTGCCGTAGTCCAGGTCTTCGTCGACTGCCCGTATGAATCGACGCTGGTGGCGTAGTTCTGCACGGCAAACTGGTGCCGGAACATGCCACGCGGCGTCATACAACGGGCCTTTCGTGCATCAGGGCGACCAGCATCTGTGCCGCCTTGCCCTCGATGGCGCTGGTGCTGTCTCCGCGGTCAGCGTAGAGCCGTGTCGCCAGTTCCAGCACTGGCAAAATTGCTTCCGTTGACTCTCCAGTAGACCAGCCGATAGATACGGGGCGCGCAGCACCTTCAGGAATGATCAGAACCTGCCGTTGACCTTCGTAATGAATGTCGGGCACCTCAAGGGTGGCGCTGCCATCCTCGGTGTAGAACGGACTTAGTGGCGTAACAGGCTGCGGGTAGGGATAGAACGGCACGTCCCCCTCTTCGCTCAACTTCGCAGTGCGATTAGCGATCTGAGCTGAAACGCCAGTAGCGCGCTCCCACGCTTCGATAGCAGCAGGCAGCAGAATCGACGTGATGTACGAATCATCAGCGCTGTGATAGATCCGCGCATGCGCCTTGAAATTGGCTAGGCTGAT